CCACAACAAGTGCTGCCACTGGAGTAGGCAATCCAGGTGAAGAAGCAGCAGCTCAGGCTGCGGCAGATAGGACAGCCGCTATTGGCGCTGGTCAAGATGCTGAGATGGCAGACATGGGTGCCGCGATGACTGCAAATGCCGCCCAATCTGCCGCACTAGCATCCGGTGCACAAGACGATGTAACAGGTGTTGACAAAGCTGTAGCAGCCAATGCTGCTCAGCCAGCAACGACTACAGCAGCCGCACCGACAGGCGGAGCAGCGGCAAGTCCAGCTAAGCCAAAGCCTACACCAGACCCTAAAGTAATGGCAATGCAACAAGAGTTGATTAAGAAAGGTGCTAAGATTAAAGCAGACGGCATTATGGGGCCAGCTACTGCAGCCGCACAAAAACAATTTGGTGCACCAGGTACAGATTTATCAGGTCGTATGACAGCGGCCACTGATCCAAGAGTTGTGGGTGGTACAGCGGCTAGTCCAGCTAAGCCAGCACCTTATAATGCAGCCAAAGATAGTCAAGCTGCTTCTGCCGCAATGGCTAAGCCTGCGCCAACAGGTGGTACAGCGGCTAGTCCAGCTGCACCTGTAGATCCAACTAAGCTATCAGTTAGTCAAAGAATAGCAACACAGCCATCTATAATTGATCAAGGTAGAGCAAAATTAGGCATACCGGCAGGCGGAACATCTCCCGCAAAAGAAAGCGTTGTTAGACAAGACGATGCTGTACTGGCAATGATTCGAAATATTCGAGTATAACAAAAAAGCACCCTAGGGTGCTTTTTTAATGCCAGTTACCTTTTATACAATGCAGTAATTCGTGCCCTAATATATGCATACTTGTATTTTTAGGAACAACTATAGTGCATTGAGTTAAATCACCGTTCCAAAATGCACAGCTATTGATAGCAGATTTATATTCACTAAATCCTCTGTTTCGTGCTTCCTTGTTACATAATCCCAGAACATTGTCAGTTGGAACAATAGTCAACTGAATTTGTTTTTGACCATTTGCAAGATCAAACTTCTTACTGGGATTATCCCAATCGTAGAAAGATTGGGCAAATGTTAGATTTGAACAAACTAACAAACTAATTACAATAGATTTTTTCATATATGTTGCTTTGTGTAGCTAAGTATGTTATTATTATACAATAAATTTAAAGGATTGTCAATGAGTACACGCATGTATGGGCCAGAAGAAAAAGCCAAATTAGAACGTTTAATCAACGAAGGCAGTACCGTTTTACGTGAAATTGAAGATTTAAAAGAAGGGCTTAAAGAAACGGTTAAAGCAGTAGCAGAAGAATTGGAAGTCAAACCAAGTATTATCAACAAAGCTATTTCTATTGCACACAAAGACAATTGGAAAGAACACGAACAAGCGTGGAATGATATTGAAATGATTCTAGGCGTTACTAATCGTTTGCCAAAAGATGAATGAATTACTAAAACCAACATTTGATTGGATTCGAGATGACTTTAAGTCTAATAGAATTCGCTTTATTGTTGAGTTGTTTGCTTGGGCTATTAGTATTGGTTGCAGTATTACTATGGCGGTCACAGTCCCAACTCCACCGCTTCTTACTCTTTATCCCATTTGGATCCTTGGCTGTGCTATGTATGCTTGGGCTGCTTGGACTAGGAAATCTTTTGGCATGCTCGCTAACTATATTCTGCTAACCACAATAGACACTGTTGGCTTAGTAAGAATGATAATTAATTAAATAAACAGTAGATGGTAGGCGGGCCATAATCCGCATGTTGGTATTTGCAAGCCGTAAATTGCATAGGAGAAATTAATTTGTATGTAGACGCATTCTTTCAGCGTGACGCTGATATCGTAAAAATTGTAGAACGTAGTACAGAGGGAAAACGAGTATTCAAAGAGTTTCCAGTACGCTACACGTTTTATCACACAGACCCTAAAGGTAAATTCCAAAGTATATATGGAGAACCGTTAAGCAGGGTTGTTTGTAGAAACTCAAAAGACTTCCGTAAAGAACTATCTATTCATAATAACAAAAAGTTGTATGAAGCAGATATTAATCCAATCTTTTCAACACTTAGTGAAAACTACCTAAACGCAGAAACTCCAAAGCTCAACGTAGCTTTTTGGGATATTGAAGTGGACTTTGATCCAGAACGTGGCTATGCAAGTCCAGAAGATGCGTTCATGCCAATTACTGCGATTGCCGTTCACCTGCAATGGATAGACACCCTGGTCTGTTTAGCTATCCCTCCTAAGAAGATGAGTGTAGCTGAAGCAGAAGAACTTGTTAAAGATTTGCCTAATACCCACATCTTTGACAACGAAGCAGACCTATTAGATACTTTCTTAAACTTAATCCAAGATGCAGATGTACTAAGTGGTTGGAACAGTGAGGGCTTTGATATGCCGTACACTGTTAATCGAATTACTAAAGTGTTGAGCAAAGACGACACACGCAGATTATGCTTGTGGGATCAATATCCTAAAAAACGTGAATACGAAAAATATGGAAAAAAGGCTATTACTTATGACTTGGTTGGTCGTGTACACTTAGACAGTCTTGAACTGTATCGCAAGTACACATATGAAGAACGCCACACATATCGACTAGATGCCATTGGAGAAATGGAAGTAGGCGAGACAAAGACTGTATATGAAGGCACATTAGATCAGTTGTATAACAATGACTTCCGTAAGTTTGTTATCTATAACAGACAAGATACTGCCTTGTTGGATAAACTTGATAAGAAGCTAAAGTTCTTAGACTTGTCTAACACACTAGCACATGAGTGTACTGTGTTGCTACAGACCACAATGGGTGCGGTTGCTGTAACTGAGCAGGCCATTATTAACGAAGCTCACAAGCGTGGTTTCCAAGTTCCTAATCGCCCAGTGCGTGATGAAGAAGCAGATAACTCAGCCGCTGGTGCGTATGTTGCCTATCCCAAAGAAGGTATTCATGACTGGATTGGATCACTGGACATTAACTCCTTGTATCCGTCAGCCATTCGTGCATTGAACATGGGTCCGGAAACTATTGTTGGACAGTTGCGTCAAACAATGACTCAAGAGTATATTGATAATCTTGTGGCCAAAGGCAAATCGTTTGCAAGTGCATGGGAAGGTATGTTTGGCAGTATTGAATACACTGCTGTAATGAATCAAGAAGTTGGCACAGAGATTACCATTGACTGGCAAGATGGTAGTGTTGATATATTAAGTGCTGCCGAAGTGTACAAACTAATCTTTGACAGTAATCAACCTTTCATTCTCAGTGCTAATGGTACACTCTTTACCTACGAAACAGAAGGTATCATTCCTGGATTGTTAAAGCGTTGGTATGCAGAACGTAAAGAGATGCAGGCCAAACTTAAAGAAACAATTAAAGCAGGTAATAAGATTGAAGAAGAATACTGGGACAAACGACAGCTCGTTAAAAAGATTAACCTTAATAGTTTGTATGGTGCCATTCTTAACCCTGGTTGTCGCTTTTTTGATAAGCGTATTGGACAAAGCACTACACTAACAGGTCGTGCTATTGCTCGTCATATGGCAGGTAAGGTTAACGAGATTATCACAGGCGAAAACAGTCACACTGGTAAATCTATTATCTATGGTGATACTGACAGTTGTTACTTTAGTGCATATAAGACTCTTAAGAAAGAGATTGATACTAAACAGATTGCCTGGAGTAAAGAGAGTGTAGTGCAACTTTACGATCAGATTGGTGAGGAAGTCAACAAAACATTCCCACAGTTTATGTTGGATGCATTTCACTGTCCAAAAACTCGTGGTGAGGTTATTAAAGCAGGCCGTGAACTAGTTGCTATTAAAGGCCTGTTTATTACTAAGAAACGTTATGCTGTTCTTTACTATGATAAAGAAGGAAAACGTACAGACATTGAAGGCAAGCCAGGTAAGATCAAGGCCATGGGCTTGGATCTGAAACGTAGTGATACGCCAGAATTTATCCAGAACTTCTTAAGTGATGTGCTGGAGAAAGTCTTAACTGGTACTACTGAACAAGAAGTTCTGGACTTTATTACTGAGTTTAGAACTAACTTTAAAATACGTCCAGGTTGGGAAAAAGGTAGCCCTAAACGTGCCAACAATATTTCAGCATATCGCGGCAAGGAAGAGAAAGCAGGTAAGACTAACATGC